GCATAAAAGTTTTCGGTATCGCGTGAGTCCATCGACTAGTCCACCTTTAAGTCTTTAAGATGTGCCATGTAATCTTCATCAGCTGGCGCTTGGGTTTCGGACTCGACAGTTTCTGGTTGAGGACCTTTAATAGAAGCTTCTAACTCTGACATCATTAGCTTAAGTTCATCATAATCAGCTACCTTAACAAGACCATGAATGTCGTGTAAGCTATCCATCCACTTTGCGTTTTCGGCATCACTACCTGCTTCGCTCTGCTTTGGTTTAGGCGAAGACTTATCGTAATTCGGCCATTGTCCTTGAGTATCTTTTACAATCTTGAAATCCCAACCTTCTTTCATGTCAGTGATATCACCAAAGTCCTCATCGAAGAAACAGTCTAGTACCTTACCGAAAAGCTTTTGCCCTACGGATAGAATCTTAACTGACTCGTCACGGCGGTCTATCACATTCATGTAATAACGCTTGCGAGACTTAATTTGGCGTGCAAGGTCTTGGAGCTCTTTGCCCTTAGGACTCTCTTTGCCGATGGAGTTAATTTCTTTCCACATGTTGTAGTAAGTATCACATACAGGACACTTGCCACCCTTCACACGTGGGCAGTGATAATTCTTGTCATTAAGACGGTGAATTGCAGTTTCAGCATAAAATTCTTGTGTCGCCTCATCCTTTGCAGGGAGTACGCGCACAACAGATGTACCTTCGTCCATCATGAAGAATTTGCTTAGGAAATCGGAGTTTCCGCCGCCTTGATTATTAATCTCAGCATATTTTTTTCTTAGTTCGTCGATGTTAACCATAGTTTTTAAAGTTGTTCAATTAGTTTAGCTTCCGCTCGTTTGTTCGCAGACAGCTGTATTATTATATCCTTTTGGTGGTCCAAACTGGAGACAATATTCTTACATAAATTAAATTTATGTGCCTTCGAGGTGATACCTTGTCGAAGGGTTTGAAGTTCGGGTTGAATCTTAAGGTAGGCATCTAAAGCGCGGTCTGTGGTTTTCTGACCGGCTTGTCTTAGCTCCTCTCTGCGAGCTTCGCGTACTTCCGCTTCTCTTGTTTCGAAGATAAGGTTAGAACGGTCCACCTCTTTCTTTGCGTACGCCATTACCCCTGCGAAGAACGCGAAGGTAGAAGGGTGGTTCCCCATAGCCTCTTGGAAGTTATGTTCAGAAATAGCTATGTACTTCTTAGTAATATCCAGGTAAGACTCTTCGATATTATCGTAAATTTCTTTTATATTAATCATTGGTTTTAAAAATAAATTGGAATAGTTCGGGATTTAAACCCGCCATCTGTTGTATCATGTTTGAAGTAACGCTCGTCAGGAACTCATTACTCATCGTAGGCATCTCATCATCATCATTCAATCCAAAAACTTCATAGCCGATATGACAAATTTCATGAAGCAAAGTTCCTTTGTAATCTTCAGGACGTTGGTTCGGGTCAATTGATAACAGATACTTTGGGAACTCTACACAACCATATAGATTATCTTTTTCTAAAGACGTTTGTTTGATATCGAAAGTTTTAATGCCTGTGTACACAGTCATTGGGTGGTTGTACTTAGGGTACTGTGTTTTAGTTTTCTTGGTCATTGCTGTGTGATGGTTAGTCTTGTATAATCGATTCGGATTGGCACAATGTAACGTGCTCTACCATTTCGCGATTTCATTACGAACATACGAGCTTTACCTTCGTCAAACTCCTGTTCCTTTTGATTGATAGAGAAGGCTAAGTCGCATACACGAATCTTACCGTATGAATCAGCCAACTCGGCATCTGTAATAATATCTACCTCTTTTCCTTTACGGTTTGTTTGTGTAGCAGTCCATACAAGGCACTTATGCTCTACAGCAATACCCCGAAGCTCTTGAGCAATACGCTCTTGCCCCATGTACTCAGACATAGTGGCGTCAGAGTTTGTCATCAGTTCAAGGTAATCAAGACAAATGATATCAGGGTGAAAGTCTTCATAGTTGCGCAACTGATTTAAGTAGGCGCGAAGTCCTGTAATTGAAAGTCTCTTAGTTGGGAACTCCTTAATCTTGAGACGTCCCATGTGAGGAGCGGCAGATTGCATTTGGTCGAGACGGTCACTAAGCATTTTAACGCCCCCTTTCAACTCAGTTTGTTTGATTCGAGTGAAGATACTGTCCATGCGTTGTGCAACACGGTCTTCAGACATCTCTAGGGAAATATATAAAACATCCTTACCGTCCATTACAGACCTAGCGGCTTGGTTAGCTAAGAACAAGGACTTGCCCACACCAGGAGGTGCTACGACCATCGCTAATTCTTTAGGTGCAAGACCGCCTTCAAGCTCCTGATTAATAGTTTCGAAAGGAGTTCTGAACTGAGCATTAACACTAGTATCATTAAGTCTTTTATAACGTTCTTCTACACCACCGAAGTAATCAATGCCAAGGTCTACGTCACGGCTGACTGAGAGGGCTTCCCTAATCTGCTCTTCAATCTGACCAAACTTCTTCTGTTTCAGTAAGTCGATAGAGTTGATTATGGCGTCTTTAAGGGATTGCTCTTTGGCAAACTCCTCAACCTTGTCTAAGTAAAATTCTTCGTTCTCTAAAGACTTCTCGTCGACAGTATTGATTTCTTTAAGTTCTTCCTTAAAGTCGGACATTAACTCGTTGTCGGTCTTCATCTCTCGAATCTGCTCCAGGATTTGTTCGTCCGAAGGCAGCTTCTTGTAAGAGGTGTAATGGGCTTTAATAACAGACCAGAACTTTTGGTGTTGTGGGAACTCAAAGTATGAGTCCTTCACCATAGGGATTGCCTGTACTAGAAAGTTATCGTCTGATTTAGCGAGGTATACAATACCCCTCTGAATTGATTCTTGAAATGCGTACGCCATTAGTTGTTTCCTGTTGAGCCGAAACCACCTTCGCCACGAAGTGTGTTGTTTGAAGATGAGTTATACTCATTAGAGTCCATAATATGAATTTTTGGACGTAAACTTTTCGCACAAATTACTTGTGCTACGCGCTCACCTTTATTAATGGTTATAGGCAAAGAAGTTAGGTTATGTAACATAACTTTAATTTCTCCTCTATAATCTTCATCAATCGTTCCTGGTGCGTTGGGCATTAGAAGCCCCTTTAATCCCCAAGAACTACGCAATCTAATCTGAGCTTCATGGTAAGGCGCTAACACAAAGTGCAAGCCTGTTCCAATTAGCTTTGTCTCTCCTGGCTGAATCACAGCATCCTCATTAGATGCTATATCAAAGCCTGAAGCTTTTGAAGTCTGGTATTCTGGGTCTGGATTTTGGGACTTGTTAAAAATGTACACCTTATCCATCTGCTTGAATGTTTTATCCGTCATGTCTGTTTCCTATATGTCGTTGTTCAATTTCGCGGTCGATTTTATCAGACGCATCTTGCGCTACTAATTTAGCACGCTCCTTTCGGATACGCTCTTTCTGTTCAGATGTACTTACGTCATCTCGTTTTATTAACCCACTCTCTAACTGTTTATCGATATTAGGCTTAATGGTAGTGTATGGACTTGCCGCTGTTCCTTTAAGTTGGTCGTCTCCATCCACAGCCTTTTGAGCTTCCTCAATCTGCAGTCCCATCCACTTATGCTCTGCCTCAGCGAGTGCTGTAGTGTAGTGAGGGTTATGCGAACCATCCTCGAAATTGCCCCTCACTCGCATAGTCGGAATGGAGTCTACATCAATAACAAACTCGGCATCCTCTCCACACTTATAAGGGCATGGCATCCCTGACGGGACCATCTCAGGGGGTGTGCGCCAATTAGCATGGAAGTATGTATTCCCTTTACACTCTGTGTCCGGACACCAAAACCTAAAGCGAGTTTTCGCGTTAGTGTTCTTATCCCCCGGTTCTTCCATAGCCATAACTTATTATAGTCCCGGGTTACAATTCACAGACGCCATTTATGCATGTTTCTATTGATTGGGCTTGCTCTTCGATTTTTCCCTCGATAATAAGCTTGTCCAAATCAATAGAGTTAATATCTACAGCTTCCAACGGTTCATTTCCTCTAGACCCAGCACGATAGAATGTAAATCCTTTCATGTCTCCGGCATACATTAAGAGGTCGTCGTAGAGGTTGGAGGGTTCGTATCCTGCTGGGAGGTTACACGTTTTAGAAACCGCTGAATCAATGTATGATTGTACAACCGCTTGAACCTTGATATGTTCTTCTGCTGTAACATCATAAGCGCCCACACAGTGTGAAACGTCACGACCTCTAAGATGTAAGTCCTTAAAGAGAGGGTCCACCACAATAGTTTCATTCCAGACACCATCAGTGCCAGTACGCCAACGACGTTTATAGACAGGGGCGAATATCGGTTCCAGACCAGTACTAACACCCAAGACCATAGAGATAGTTCCAGTTGGAGCGACCGTGAGTAGCACCGCGTTACGAAGTCCGTTCTTTTTGATATCTGAGCGGATTCGAGAGGGTAAGGTTTTAAAGAACTTTTCATCTTTTAGTTTGTGCCAGTCGTAAGCGGCGAAGCTTCCTTTCTCGCGACCCAAGTACATGGAGGCTTTGTAGGCTTCATTTCTTATCGTAGCGAATAACCGTTCCAAGAACTCAAGGCAGTCTTCTGACCCGTATTTATGACCCGCTTTAATGAGAAAATAGTGTAATCCTGTAATCCCTAATCCAATTCTTCGGGAACGCATCCCCGCTTCATCACACTCGGGAATCGGAAAATGGTTCGCAGTAAGGATATTATCTAAGAACCTAGTCCCTGTACGAATCGTACGAGCCATCCTACGCCAGTCGATAGTGCCGTCCATATCCACCATGTTAGCAAGATTGACATGACCAAGACAACAATTACCATAGGCAGGAAGAACTTCCTCCCCACACGGGTTAGTAGAAGGCATATGCTCAAAATAAGAAACGTTAGTGTATTCATTAGCAAAATCAATATTAAAAATTCCAGGTTCCCCTGATTCGATAGCATTATCTACAATGCGCTCCCAAAGGTCACGTGCTAGGATTTCCTTCTTCGTGGCTTTTGTAAATGTGTCTGCGTAGTGTTTAAGATGGTGTAGCTTGGCACGTCCAAGTGCATCCTCCTCAGTTTTAGCAACAACCTCGACAGTGGCATTGCCTTCCTGGGAAATCCGCTCTACGTCATAAACAAAGTATTTATTCTGTCTTCCTCCAAATGTAAAGTGCCACTCTTCATTCTTTTCAACAGCTTCAATAAACCTTTTAGTGATTGCAACAGAAATGTTAAAGTTAGTAAGTTCTTTACGGTCTAACTTAACGTGGAGAAATTCCAAGAAGTCCGGGTGGGTAATATCTAGTATAGACATTAACGCAGTTCTACGATTTTTTCCTGCACGCACATGATTTCCAATCTCATTAATCATACGCATCACTGAGATAGACCCAGGAGCGGAGTTCTTAATATTTTGGATGTTATCGCCCTTAGGTCGAATCTTAGAGAAGTTAAAGCCAATGCCCCCACCCCCACAAGAAATCTTGTACATGTCTGAGATAACTTTGCCAATACTGTCCACAGAATCCTCAGGGTCTAGTACGTAGCAGTTAAGCATATTTTGGTGGCTTCTTCCCGACCCGTAAAGGATGCGACCTCCGGGGCAAAAGTCTCCACTGTTAATAGCTTCGTAGAACTTCTGCTCGAACTTCTCTCTGTTTTCAGGGAATTCCGGGTCAGCTGCTGTCTTAGCGACACGCTTCGCACATTCTTTCCAGGAGTTCTCTCCCGGGTAGGCATACTTATCCATGAAAATGGTCTCCCCGAGGGAGCCTTCTTTAATTTCAAATGCCATTATTCGTTCTCCGTATCCCAGCCGTAAACCAAAACATCTTCTTCTGGTAGAACGAGGTAGATGTCTTCATCCACACTAATTTCTTGACCTGCAAACTGGGCAAAGATAACGTGCATCCCTTCCTCCCAGTGGTCACTCTTACACCCAGCCCCAATACGTTCTACATAGCCTTCACTAAGCTTTTTCGCGGTTATCTGGTCGGGCATAATAATGCCAAATTTAGATTTTAGCTCGTGTTTTTTACGAGTAACTATGAGTCTTGTTCCGTTGGGGATGTATTTCATTTTTCTATGCGTTTTATTTAGTGATTTTGGTAAGATTATTACGTTTTACAACCTTTAAAGTTTCAGAATATTCTTCTAAAAGGGAAGTTAGGTATTCGTTATGGGTTATCAAGAACAGTTTCTTGTGTTTGGTGAGCTGGTGTATAAGCTCAATCAAACCCTTTACTCCATCCGCGTCCAGATTCTCCGCTACCTCATCAAAGAAAATGATGTTTGAACGGTCTTTTCCGGTCAGGAGAAGTAGGTCATTAAGACCTAGCATGACTGCTAGGGACACTCGTTTCTTCTCTCCGCCGGAGAGCGAGTCGAAATGACCTTGGACTCCGTTATTATAGAGGGATTCCTTTAAAGAGTCATCAAATTTTATTACAAAATTTCCCTTTGTCATAGTGCTGAGATACGAGTTGCAACGCTCGTTAAAATACTCTAGAATGTTTCGGATAACATACTTAATTAAACCCGCTTCCGAGAACGCATGTTCCCAGAATTTTTGAATGTCGTAACCTTTTTGGGCTTTGGTTGCGAGGTCTCCATACGTGCGAATCGATTTATTCTCCTCAGTACGTTGCTTGAGAAGAATCTTTACTTCCGTGTCAACCTCTTTAAACCTTTCAATCATCTCAAAGTCCCCCACGGTTACAGGTATCTGTAAGGAATCTACCTCTTTACCCAAAACCTTAACCTGCTTTACTAAATCTCTTTCTTCCGAAGACCACTCCTCTATGGCAGATTCTAGTTTCAGCACTTTATCCCAGTTGGTGTGTGAGAGCTTCCCACAGTGCTCACAAGGTGCGTCTTTGAGATTCTTTATCACTGAGTGGGTTTGGATGATGCGGTCCCTTAGAACGTCTCTGTGTGAGGAGCAACGTTCGAACTCTAAATCCTTTTCATGGTAAGCACGTTCCTGTTCTTGTATTTCTGTAAGGCTTTTACCAAAAATAAATTTATATTTCTCAGAAGTAAAGTAAGCCTTGGATGTTTTCTTTAATCCACGGAGTTTGGTTAGCTTTGCAGAAATTTTATCTACTTTGTTAGAGCCATTAGCTAAAAGGGTAAGGTTAACCTTTTTATCTCCTAAGTACTTAGACTTAAGGGACTTAATGGTTGACCTGTTCTTAAAGAGGTCTCCTACAGAAAGAAAGTTTTGGATGATTGCTCTTTTTTCCTCAGCACTTGCTGTGAGGAAATCAGTACCGTTCGACTGACCAAACACGATGGAAGCAAGAAAAACATTATGGTTGATGTTAAGAATCTGTTCGAGGTACTTCTGGGTAGCTTGTATTGATTCCTGTGTACAGTTCTCATCTCCCACGGTAACAGATAACATGGGAGCTTTCTTAATTCTCTCGATTACCGTGTCCTTGTTAACAGTTAGGACTACACGACACTTTCCTTTAGTGTAGTAGTTCTTTAAACTTTTGTCGTTTGTTTTGCGTATGGTCTTCCCAAACAACGCAAACATAACAGCTTCGATAATAGTACTCTTGCCTGCACCATTAGAGCCTGTTGGTTTGGTATCGAAGTTCTTACCTGTAATACGAACAAGATTGCCGTAGGAATCGAAATTAACTACAGCTTTTTTTACGGAAAGAAAATTATATATCTCTAACTTATTTAACTGCATCTTTAATCTCCTTGAGCCCTGCCATCAATGCTTTCTTATCAAACACTGTGTCACTGGCGTTGATGTAGTCATCGATTACCTTGTCGTCAAGGCTGAAGATGCGGTTCTTAGGTATGTAACCGGATTCGAACTTGGGAAGTACATCCTCGAACACAAGTTCCAAGCTTTGTATAGGGTACTCAGCGAATATCTCATCCTTCAACCGTTGCTCAGTGTAAGAATCTAGCTTATCCATCTTCACACGGAGGATGGTGAAGAAATCTTCAAACTTGTGCTTCTTAGCAAGTTCAGGAATCTCATCAATGGTTCCCACGATATGTTTGATGCCTCTTCCGATAGGCTTTTTAATAAGCTCTATCTCTTGGTCGCGTATTACCAATTCGTGCACGAATTTTTGTGCGTTGGCTTCTCCGAAAGTATTAGAGTATGCTGTACCTAAAATAACAATGTTGTCATAGATTTTAGGTTTGTGGATGTGTCCGAGAAAGGCGAAAGGCTTCTTCTTAAAGTGCCATCTCTTTACACGGGCTTCATATGCATAGCTCCCATTGGAAACACATCCATCAAAACCAAAGTGACCAAACACAGGGTTCTTAGTTTTCTTGAGGTCAGCGATGATTCTATCCTCGTCCTCGTAGTGGGGGATGAAATCAAAGTCTACCGCCCCAAGCCTAATGGTCTCAGTATCTTTAACGATACGGGCTTTCTCCGAAAAGAGAGAAAGAATAGTATCTGAAGTTCCATCCTTACGAAGGGTGTCATGGTTACCTCTATTTACGATAATATTTTTACATTCAATATTGTCTAACAAGTAACCAAAAGCGAGCAGTTCCTCACTTCTAGGGTTTCTACGCTCAAACACATCGCCATTGATAACGACGTGGGAACAGGGCTTACGATTAGCTAAATGGAGAAGAGTCTCCACTTGCGCATCGAGGAACCCAGGGAAATAATCTGCACGTAAATGCAAATCTGTAAGGATAACAACTTTAGCGGGTTTCGACATAGTCTATAATTTCTGCTTTATTAAGCAACTGTCCTTTACCGTTAAACTCGACATCAATCATATCTCCAAAGGAGCGTCCTGCCTCAACATCAACGGCAAAAGGAACAACAAAGTCCAAACCATACAACCCTTTAAAATCTTCAGTACTCTCAAGAGCATAACGCATCAGTTCAACAACTTTCTGTAGGTCTTTCTTGGAGCATTGCACTTCAACTGAGTCGTGGACCGTAGCCAGAATCTGCGCGTCTAAACCTGTAGCTTCTAGGTATTTTTGCAAACGCAGAATTGAGTGAAGCATTAAGTCCGAAGCGGAACTTTGGATTACAAAGTTCATACCTTGTCGCAGAGCGCGATACTGGTACTTCCTATTTGGGCTTGTTACATTGGGGAGGTGTCTCCTACGTCCAAAAATACTTACCGCGTAGCCGTTCTTCTTCACAAACTTATGTACGAAGTCAATCCAGTCAAAAACTTTTGGGAAGGAGTCTTGATAAGCTTTGAAAATATTCTTGCAGTATCCTACCGACTTACCTATCTGCTCAGATAGTTTGTGTGGACCCCCTCCGTAAACAATTAGAAAGCTAACACTCTTTGCAATCTGTCTTTCTTGCTTGGTGACATCCTTGGCATCCTTGCCAAATACAAGGGATGCCGTGAAGCTGTGCAAGTCCTGTCCGGAGTTAAACGCTTCGATAAGGTTTCTGTCCCTACAGCACTGAGCAAGTACTCGTAACTCTGCTTGAGAGAAGTCAGCGGCAACGAAGACTTTGTCCTTATCGGCTGTCATCATGCTTCGCAGATTGATTGGGTCATCTTCGTCAGGACGGGGTAAGGTGTGGAAGGAAATACCTTTACGGTCTTTGCCTACTGAGTACGTAGAACAACTCAGGCGACCCGTTACTACATTACCGAAGTTGTAACTAGAGTAAACTCTACCGTCCTCGTTGTAGGCGGTGGCTTTTTCAACCCCCTTAACATATGTCTTGTGTTGCTTTACGCGACCTTTGTACTTAAGCAGTAGCTCAATATACTCTTTCGCATCTCCTGTAGCAGTAACAGCTACTTTCTGCAAATGAGCTTCAGTGATTGAGGGTGCTTTTGTTTTTTTGGAAAACTCCACGGCTTTTAACCCGAAACCTTCTTTAGAGAAGAGCAATAGACCCATGTCCGCGTTGGACTTCGGATTAACATCGTCAATCACTGATAGCTCGAAAAGCTTCGTTTCGAGCTCTCCAACCTCTTTGGTTAATAATTCGTCGAAACGAGATACACAGGCGGAGTCTACTAAAATGCCACGATGTTCTACGTCTGACGCTACGACAAGAATCTTTTTGAGGAGTTTTTCGTAAACGTGGTTTACCCCTTTCTTGTTCATTTCCACAATCATGTTGGAGTGGGCGCGTAAAGTGAAATCCGCATCCATAGCGTTTCCCAACGCCATTTCGTCCAGTGGCATGTTTGCCCAATCATGGGTCCCTCCATCAGTTACTGTTAGCATCTTTTAATTCTTTTATTATGTGTCCTAGTTCAAAAATCATATTAACGTAGTGTACGTTAGATTTATAATCCTGTTGGGTAACTTCCCCCGCTTTCATAATAGCGTCGCGGTACTCATTTAGAGCACGAATTACCTCATCAATTAATCCGGGGGGGAGCCCACCTTTTATCATTAGGCTAGAGTTTCCAAAAGCTTAGATGTTACAAGGTAAGGGTCACAAGTAGCTGCCGGACGACGGTCCTCAAAGTAACCACACTCATCAACGTGTACATGGGCTGGAATACGAACGCTTGCGCTACGGTCACCGACACCCCAAGAAAATTCATCGTAACTAGATGTCTCGCATTCACCAGTAAGGCGTAGGTCGTTTCCTGCACCGTAGATGTTGATATGCTCTAAGTGAGTATCCTTCAACTTGTCCATCATTATCTCAATCTCCTTAAAACCACCTTTCTTGCGCGTCTTTTCAGTTGATACATTAACATGACAGCCAGCACCGTTCAGACTTGGGTAAATCTTTGGGTGGTATGAGATTCTCATGTTAAACTTCTCACTGCCTTTTTGTAAGATGTAGCGCGACATCCATAGGTCGTCGGATACTTTAAGAGCGGGTTCAGGGTTAGTTTGGTACTCCCATTGAGAAATCATTACTTCAGCATTACTACCGAACAAAGTGATGCCCGCTTTATCGCAGTTTACTAAATGCTCATCCGCAATTAAACGCCCAATAACATTACCTGCACCTACACCGCAGTAGAAATCTCCCTGCTTAATGTCTTCTGGTACAAGGGGTTGCATCATCGGGTCTACAAAAGTATACTCTTGCTCAAACCCGAAAAGAGTCTCTGTATCGATGTGCTGAAGTTCGGTATCAATTTGGGCAGCAAGCACGTTCCGCATATTAGATTCATGGGGAGTACCGTCAGGGTTCATAACCTCGCACAGTACCATGTAATTACCCTCATTAAAAGGGTTCTTGTATAACCGTACCGGTTTTAGCTTTCGGTCAGAGTCTTCCAAATCTCCTTGTCCGGTGCTACCACCGTCAAAAGACCATTCAGGCAGTTCAGCCAAAGCGTATTTTTCAGAAAAGACTCTCGTCTTTGAACGTAGTTGGGGCATATCTACAGACCCATCTAACCATATATATTCTACTGTAATCATTAAAATTTCTCCAATTCCTGGGGGAAGTACTCCTTCACTAAATCCATAAGACCATGAGGAAGATTTTCATCGAGTAGCGAGTGCATAATTTTTGTATCCCCAATATTGTGAAATTCATTTATCCCATAGGTCTTCATGAATTTAATATCAAATTGGCAGTTATGAAAAATTTTCTCGATATTTTTATTTGCCATTAAAGCACTTAATCTTTGTTTGATAAGTTCTTTGTCTACATCATCGAATGGACTTTCACGATGATTGATTGGTACGGTAAAAGCTTTATTTTCACCGTAAGAAAATGCTATAGTCGACATATCATCCTTTTTAAAGTCGAGTCCAGTCGTCTCGATATCCGCGCCGAGGCAAGAGTATTGCTCTGCTAAATCCATCTGCTCATTAAACTCTGCGATGGTTTTACAAAGTACATAACCCGTACCATCAAATTTATTTTTATTTAAAATGAACTTATCGTAGGCGTTGTTTACGTCCTGAACGAACAGCTTACGTAACTTAGGTTCGAGGAATACAAGCTCCGAGCTGTACGTAGGTACCACAGGGCATCCCTCGTACTCAAACTCTTTCCCCCGCTTATTAAATAGTCCAGACTTCTTGAGGAGCGTCTTCATAGCCACATTACCTAGAGGGATAATAAGCGTAGGCTTAATCTGTTCTAAATCCTCAAATAGAAAGGGTCTATGGGTATTATAGTCAGCAGTTGTTAAATCATCCTCTGAGGTATTAGGCTCTCGGATAGCCGGTATAAACTGATAACTACCTTGGGGTACTCCGGTCTTCGCGAGGAGAGTGCTGACAGCTGTATACTCATGGTCGCAGAAGTCGTAAAGGCTTCCGCGCTCACGATATTGGCAAGTAGTAATGAAAACAATTTTCTCATCGCCAACGCCTGTTGACGAATAATCTTTTGTTTTTTCATCTTTCTCGAAATTTTGTAGTAATTTTTCTAAGTCCATGTTCTATTATGGGTTATGGCGAAACGTAAAAAGAAGAAACATTATATTGATAATAAGAAGTTTGAAGAGACCATTTTTAACTATTTGGAAAATCCAAAAGAGCATGAAGATGAGCTTATCGGGCAACTAGACTTATTAATTACAAGCATCCTTATATCCTTTAAATTTAAAGTTGAGTTTGATGATGCTAAACAAGAATGTTTCGTGTTGTCTTTGAAAGTCCTTAAAAACTTCACCCGCGAAAAGGGGTCGGCTTTCAATTACTTCACTACTGTTATAGTGAATAACCTGAAGCTTATTTATACTAAAAATAAGAAATATCAGGAAAAGATTCAACAGTACAGGGACAAGAAGATTAAGTCTTTCCTCGAGGAGACTGGGTAGAGAAAAAGGAGTAAATCTTTGGATATTCTATATCCACTCTAACCTTTTTATTTACAAGATGAACCAATGAAGGTGCCGATGTTATTGAAAACGATGCGAACGATTCAGGTAGGTCCCAGCTGTTTACTAGGTAAACGGTTTCGTGACCTTCTTGTTCTTTCCATACGTCAGCACGTTCAAGAATCTTATCACACCAACCGCACCAAGTTGAGTAGTAGAGGACCGAAAAGTTTTTACGTTTACGGTCCTTCAGTACCTCATTCAACTCTTGCTCAGTTACTAGCTTGGTCAGACTTCTCATTGTCTTCTCCACTAAACTCGCCCTCTGCCATTTCCATAGCAGCGTCAACTTGTTCGTCGCTCATTTGTTTCATGATTTCCTCTTTTTCTTCGTCCGTCATGTTCTCAACGCGTTCGTTTAGTTCAGCAGTAATTGCGTGGATGCCTTTGAAAAACAGGACACGGGCTAAAGTGTCATTGGACATCTGTCCCCCTGTAAGAGCATTTTTTAGAGCGTCCCATTGGTCCGTCTCTTCTTTATTTAGTTTAATGTATAATTTCATTTTTCGGTCTCCATCACGGAGTTTAAAGTTACCAAAATTATTGCCGTCAACAGCAAATGTTATTTTTTCTTTGTCGGCACTCATACCATATTATAGTACCCCATGTCAAAAAACATCGATTCAATTTTAGAATTTGGAGATTTCTCCAAAAAGAAGCGCGTTAACAGTAAGCGCAAGGGCAGTAACTTTGAGCGTAAAATCGCTAAGCTACTGAATGAGAGGTTTGAGACTAAAGAGTTCAATAGGACTCCTGGTTCCGGAGCTTTCGCTACCACTCATAAGGACTTACCCGACCATCTACGGATTCAAGGTGACCTTATCACTCCCGTTACTTTTCCATTTGTTATAGAATGTAAAAATGGGTATGACGTACAACTTGATGATTTGTTTAAACGAAAAAGCGATTTCAAAGCTTTCATCGCACAAGCTCAGAATGACGCCTCTCACGCTGATAAGGATTGGATGGTAATCTACCAGAAGACGAGGCGCATGGCTATTGTAATCGTCGGGAAGCCGTATCAGATTAAGCCGGAGCTAGTTCTAGACGGTCTTTACTTTATCTATCCTCTTAATGAGTTCTTGAAGCTGTCTAACGAAGTCTTCGGCTTTCATAGCTGAGTTTCCTACAGCTGAGTTTCCAGTCTTTGCGGCTTTGGCTCCACTCAATTCTCTCATGCGCGGGAGGATTGAGTCAGTAGACTCTACAGCTTCCTGTACGGCAACTCCCTCCTTTAGTCGGCGACGGAGACCGATACCACCTTCAAAGTTTACTCCTGTTCCTGTAATAGAAGTTATGGGAGCCGGACCATCCTCTCTACCATACCCCATGATATTTGCGGCAGCAGTACCAATACCATCACTCTCAGAGCCTACAAAGGTCTGTCCTCCTGCTGGCTTAGTGACTACAAACCCTTGGTTTTGCGTAGCCATCCCTGTTTGGCAATACTCTATTGCCATATTAAGACGGAATCCAGGTGCATTCTGGTTCTTATTGCGATAGGCGTTGGCGAGGGTAACTCTAATTTGCTTTTCTGCCTTGGTTCTTTCATCGCTTGGGTTCTCTCCATTTTGGTAGTCAGTAAACAGTTTTTGGAGATTGCTAAACTTCTCACCTTCTTCGTAACCCATTTTTCCCATAACGGCGCCCATAACAGTTCCCACGGTTCCTTGGGATAGACCTCCAGGCGCAAGAACTTTCATCGCATCATTGACAGCGTTTATCTCCTTCATTTTATATGCGTCTGCGTCTGCCTTGTCCTTTTCGGTTAATGCTTGCCCATTCTGTTCGGCTACCCCATATAAATAGTTGGCATGTCGGTTACGTGCTCGTTCGCAACTTTCTGTAAACCCCGTAATTACGCCCTCTTCGTTAGTATCCACAGCATCTATACTATTAGCAACGCCTCGTTTTCCATACGCAACATCCGTACCGTCATTAGACGTTTTTACGTTAAGACCTGTAGCTTGTTCCCCTGTGTAATGGTCTCGGTTTTTATCCTCGTCATCACCAAAAATACCAGTTCCACTTTTAACCTGATTCTTTTTGTTGACTACGAGTTTTTTAGCAAGTTTACCGCAGCTTACTTGAACATCTTGGTTAACAGCGCCGCCATCGTCTTGTTGTCCGGTAGGACCGCGTCCTACTACATCAAACTCACAACCCTCAAACATAGGGTCTGATACAATACCGTCCCAGGAATTAAGAAGGCTTCCTACGTACCATGCCAAAGCCTTGGGACCATCTACCTCTCCTTGAGCAGCTTCGATATCATTTAAAATAAGTTCGTTACCGTCACCATCTATGTCAGTGAACTGTATTTCATCAGGAATCGTGCCCATGTTACGTTGTTCTGCACCAAACACTAAAAGATTTAAATTAAATTGTTCCGCTGAAAGCATCCCTTCAATCTGCTTATCCATCGCCGAGCAGGGCATCTCTCTATTACACGCAATCCAGGACTGAGCTAATTTGGGTCCGTACTCATTCAACACACCATCCATGGCGCGGTAAGAGTGCATTCTAGAAGTTTCGTTTCCTCCCCAAAAGATAGCTGGCTTACCTTCGTCATATAGAGGGTTTCCTTTCTTTATGCTTTGTTCGTGTAGCCATACACCCGCTTCATAGATAGGAGAGTTGTGGTTACCAATTTTAACTCCGTACCTATCTCCTCCTTTTTGGAAAGGTATTCCTGCCTGCATCAAATCGCCTCCACAGGCATCCCCGCCCGCATCACTAGGAACTACATAAATCCCTCTATCTTTACCTCGTCCACGCAAACGAAGGCACTCCCTCATAAATTTACGGTCACTTTCGGTTAACCCTTTTCCCCCATTACGAACTTCCTGAGAAATCTGGGATACTCTCGTTACAAGGCTATTGACAATAAGGGAGTCTTGGTATCTCAGAGCGTCTTCCTCTGCTTCGTCAATTTCCTCTCCAGCTCGTTTTCGTGCAGCTTTTCGGATAGCATTATCTCCGCCTATACCCGCAATCTGTCTGAACAGGTTTCTCGTGCTACCCTGTACTTTTCCCATAAACCCTGCGTCAGCGAGAACCGTTTCAGCAGCCTCACCAAACGCGTCGGCGGTACCTTGTACCTGTTCCTCTCTCTGCTTGGCTTGTTGTTTTGCGTCTAAGACTTCCTGTGGGGAACCGGCTGGTGCGTCCCCAGGAGTAAGTTGAGCTCCTTCTTTAAACCTTCCTAAAAGGGCGGTCCAATCAGGTTCATCAAAGCTAATTATAGGGGTGTCTCCTCCTTCTGGCTTACATCCAGTTCCGATATAGTACACGCTGGTTTTACCGGCTTTGGTTTCGTACTTTCCGTATTGGGTGCCGTCCTTACCTTTTAATGTCTCAAGGGCACTCCCTGAGTCAGTAAGTGCTATCTCACTGGGAGGTTGCGTTAACCCCGCAAACATACAGAGATACTTCCCTATATCATCTTTTGCCTTTGCTTCTAGCAAAGTGTTTCCGCAGTCTAGGTACGCGTCAAGAAATTCAGATAGTTCCATATTATATTAAAGTAGGCTTCCCTGATATTATATACCAGGAAAGCCTAAATATTTTTCAATTAAAACTTAGCTTATAGCTATCGGGGACATTACGGAATCGATATCAGAGGTTTCAGTGAACTGAACAGCGAAGTCGTAGCGTAGGGTCATCTCGATAGTATGGAACTCGTTAGTTGAGTAGTTAAACTCACCTAGCTTCCAGCCTTTAGGGTAACAGCCGTAGAGATTAACGTGAGTAATCGGGTTACGGTGAGCATCTAATTGCCAGATAGTTACAGTTCTCTTGAAGATAGGAGCTTCAGTAATACCAGCAAGACCTTCAGGGCTTGGGTTTACTTCGCTAGTACCGTTACCTAGACCACCGTAATGAATACCGTAGACTGGGTCATACACACTTCTCATCCACGCAAAAAGAGAGTCAGCAATATCACCTTTGATTAAGTTATCAAAAGTAACTGTGATTTCATCAGGAGTTGCTTTGCCTGGGTAGTAGAACTTTTCGTTTACACGATGAACTTCAATGTCTTCAACAGTGAAGCCCGGTTGAGTAATTTGCTTTGCAGCAAGAGTAAGTCGGTCTTGGGAATCCAGACCAGGAACGTTAGAAAGAGCGCCCGCGAATTGCGGAATTTGAATCTCCCAAGCGTATGCACGGAAAGATTCCAGTGCGTGGGAAAGACGGGGGCTGTCGGCGATTAGCTCGGCAGCTCTGTCTACGTAGTATTTTCCATTAGCCATGTTGTTTGTTTACCTATTATTATATAGTGTTATACACTAGCTGATTGATTTGTGAGGTTAAGCTCGAATACCAAGATTTCAGCGGTCTTAGTAGGCTTAAGAATAACCTTACACCAAAGTTCGTTTCTATCAACGCGAAGGGGAGTATTAGTAGTTGCATCACAAGTAACAGAGAATTGGGTGATACCTCGTCTCTGCTGTATATCAGCCAATGCTGGGTTGATGACGTTTCTTACTGCTTCCCAAGTGATTGGGTCGTTAGGCTCAAAGACAAACCTACGAGCGGCTTGCAGTACAAGTCTTCGTAAGTAAATCATCAAGCGACGAACATTAATTCTGTCCAGAGCAGTGGCTGCTCTTTGGGCAGTACGTTGACCGTAAATAACAATTCCATCTTGTAGGAACTTAGTTATTGGGTTAACAATGTTACCAGGACCGTAGAGAGCATCTCTGTCTCCTTGGTTCAGTTGAACCTCAACATCAGTTGGTTTCGTTAAACGACCTCTCCTCAAACCCGCGGGAGCGAACCATGGGTCCGATACCTCGTCAGTGAAGCACATCTGCCCGATAGCGAAGATAGACGGGTCAAACCACTTATCCACTCCGGTGTAGGTGTCGAAAGACTTTACCCAAGGCCAGTACAAAGCAGCGTAACTACTGTTAAGAGCAGCACTTCTGCCTGTAGCGGTGCCGTTAGACCAAGCAATAGCTTGCTGGGCGCTTCGGAATCCAACTGGGGGAGATACTACCGCAATAAAGTTTTGGGTGGTTTCTGCTAATGTCACAAGTTCGTTCTGTACGTTCTGGTCAGTTACACCAGGGACAGCAGCCATAGTAACCGGAGTTGCCTCGGAATCTAGCGCGTTAAGACCTTGGCTCGTAGTTTGACCGATTAATGCGGTCCGTACGTTAGAGTTACTTAGATTGCCCCCGTAATCCGAAGCGTCACCGTTCTTACCTCCAGAAAGGTTAAATTGAATATTCGGGTTATTAGCTGTACCATCTAAAGAAAGACAGCGGAAAACGTGGGCGCCAGTGGCTATGGCAGCAGCCTTACCCACACTGTAAGCCGTTGTAATCGTTGTACTGTTAGCAAACTTAGTCGGAGCAACCCAGGTATTAGAGCCTGAAGGCGTGACAGCTGCATCGTACCGATAGAAGTTTCCTTCAACGTATTGAGAAACCGCGTTAACAACTCCTTGGTTAAGAACATCTTCTGGGAAGATGCTCGTTGCCGAAGTTGTAGAAGCCGGTTTCCACAAACCCATATCGTAACTTTCTTCTAGACCTCCATCCGAGTAGATGTTGGTTACGAATCGACCTTGGTCGTTAGTATGTACGATGTCAGTTTGCAAGCCGCGGTACTGTAACCCTCCAGTATAGTTCATGGCGGAGTAATTGTAACCAAGCCCCGGGTATAAGGAGTTTACCTGGTACGCTCCTGCCTGAGTGCCACCAATATAATCAAGAAGAGCGCCGGAAGGAACATTTCCAGTCCAAGCTTGGTCGTCGAAGCCTAAAGTAGTAGCTTGCGCAGCTTCAAGAACACATGCGCTACCCCCGAAGTAGGTAGTAGGACCAGTCGCCATATTGGGGACGACGAAGAGAGGAGAACTTGAAACCTCGCCTAAAGTGCCGGTGTCGACTAACGTGGCTATAGAGGACCAGTTCATATCATTGGTATCGAACGGGGTTCCTGACAGCCAGGTTCCCGTGAAATCAAATTGACCTCGGGCTCCACCGCCAACGCTGAGAGAAGAGGAGATGAACGTGTTGACCGTTAATCGTGAGGCATTACCAGTAGTAGCTCCTGGCTCTTTTGCTACAAGCATACCACTACCGGCAGCGAAGCCACTAGGAATAAAACAGAACGGACCAGTAGTTGGGTTGACGGCGTCACCTAAACCAGCTTGTATCGCTTGTTGCCATTGGACAATACCCATATCAGCAGCAGTTAAAGGTGCTGGCATAATAGACAGGGCGGATGCGTAGGGACGGTCACGATAAGCGTAGAAAGTAGTAGTTGCATCCCCAACAGCCGCTCCGTTCTTATCCCAAGCGTCAACGTCAAACCTAAAGGCTACGTTGCCGTCAAGGGCAAGAGATGAAAGCGCTGATGCGTTTACAATAATGTTTGGGTGGGTAACCAAAGGAATGGTGTACCTTGCGTCCTTAGCTTGAGTGGTCGCAGCTCTAACGTAATAAACCTGGTTGGTCTTTTGAAGAATCTCCAGAGCCGCATATATACCTTGACCACCCTTCACAAGGTCAGGAGTACCAAACTCTCGAATTACTTGCGCAGGGTTAGTAAGCAGGGTTGGAGTATCGATAGGACCGCGAGAAGCGAAGCCTACCAAACCAACGATAGATGGATTGACGGAAGGAGCGTAATCAGATACGTCCTTTTCAATCGTGTATACACCAGGGGAAACGAAATTAGCCATATTTTACCTTAAATTATGTTGAGAAGATGTCTTTTTTGAAGCTCCAGACAAAGGTCTGTAATTGATTTTTCTGGAACAGAAATCTTCTGTCCGGCAGTTAAGCAGATATGCTCAAATAAGCGACCAGACTTTAGAACTATTTCTAAATCTTGACCTGCGATATTTATTATTGTACGATTTTTCATAAACTTCTTTCTCTTTAGTATTTAGTTAATTGGAAGGCAAAAAAAGTCGCATTTTGAAAATTAAGTAGATGGTAGGGGAGGAACCACAAGGGTCTCAGAGCCGGAGGTAGCCAAAATAGACTCAGAAGGTGTGCCGGTCCCTGAGAAAGCGATGTCGGTTTTTAACTCTACATCATAACGCATCTCTCTAATCGCTCCGTTACTTTGAATCATATACTGTCTTGTAGGCATCCATGTCTGTACTTCAAAGGTAACGGTTTTTTTAATTATTCGGTCCTCTCTATCAGGAACAGCAAGCGTCGAGTTGTCAGACACCATAGTAATAAACGCAGGTGCGTTGGTAATAAAGTCGGTCCCTACTCTAAGTTGAGGTCGGAACTTACTCATAACATACTCAACAAGTTGGTTCATGTCTTCCACGTACCGAGTCCACAAGTTTAGTTGGTAAGATACCTTAACAGCCTTAGGTGCCATGGCAGCCACACGAGTATACCTCATTCTTTTCTTGTCGTGGATAGTCCAGAATTCTATATCTGTGTTAGGCTTTCTTCTTTCGAAATCCTCTACCGTATCAGAAATTGCTAACGTCATTTGCGGTAAAGTTAAGTTACGAGTCTTAAAAAGCATTGCGATAGCTCTTTCGTAATTAGCATATGAGCAGTCAACACTTTGAATTTCGTTATCGCTACCTAGGATTTGGGCGTCAGAAAAAATATTTAAAAGTTCTCTGGAAGTCTTTCTGTAAAACGCTAAGCTTCTAAAATTTTTATTTTCTCTTTCAAAGATTTGGCGCTTGATATCAAAAACATTGGAGAGACGTTTACCGTTATAAAACGTNTCTCTAGTACCATCCACCATGGGAGGATACCTATCNTACGGAGGTCCAGATACTTCGACCATTAGTAAGTTGTGAATGCAGCTGGTTCTTCAATCTCAGATAGAAGCTGATTTTCCAGGAGTTCCATCTCTCTCTGGGACTCTGCGATAAGAGCGGGACCATTGAGAACTGCTCCACCTTGAGGGGATGGAAGGGTAGCATACTTCCCTCTAATCTCTCCTAGGATACCCTTCGCTATTGCTAAAGTGTATCTTTGAATCCAGCTCATAAAATAGTGATGGAGAGTCTCTGAATTTAAGCACTTATATTCGATTACTACCGTTTCAGAGTCATCTGCTACAGGGGTTGGGAATACTATCAGATACTTACTATTCATAATTTGGAAAGACCCTTCGCGCCCCAAAATCTTTCTAATAGATTTGAGATGCATCTTCATTAAAAGGAAATCACTGACAGCGAAGTCCTGAAACAAGAAGTTATCCTGGAAGTACTTAATAAAGAAGTCCATCTCCAAGGACTGCCCTGCAAGAGGGATGCTGAGAAGAGATTTCTTGTAAGCCGCATACCTAAAGTTGTTTATTATAAAAGATGGTAGCTCGTACATGTTGGAACCGGCTACAGTATTAAAAGCACAAAGTTGCGTACACCAGTCAGGTGCATGGTAATCCAGCTTACTTATGGATTCATCGATAGCGGTTAAGATTTGAAAATCATCAAGCTCTACCCTTATTACAGGGTGCCCAAGCCTAGACTTTACAAAATCTTTAATAATCATGTAGAAGCGATTAAACTCTACATTTTCCGAGAAGTATCTCCTATTTAAAGAGTCATAGGGGATATCTCCGGAAGGGGCGGTAACATTAGATACATTTGACCCAGCACCGTGACGGTCTACTAAAAAGGGTCCCCATTGGAAATTAGGTTTTACTGGTCCACGTGACATACTACTATTATATATGGAAGAAGCCCAGCTAAAATAGCTGGGCTTCTTGTTATTGCTATACTAAGAAGACTTAGTAAGCAGTGTAAGATAGGTTATTCATATTTGACGCCTTCAAGAATGGAGTTGTCAAGTAACGGCTATCTGCACCAACGATACGGATGATACGGTAGAACCTTGAAGAAGGGTTAATTTGAGCAGTCGCATAGCGAGTAATCAAACCCTTTCTTGGTTGGAACGTTTGTGGGTCCGTGATAGTTGGAAGCATTTGGAGCGGAATGTACGGAGCGTACACGAAGCCAGCATCCATCGGTGAAGCACCCTTGTAACCAAGGAGAATCTCATCTTCTGGATATAGTGGGTCAACATACACGTCGTATGCGCCCATCCACTTACCTTTATACTCAATCGTAGCACCTAGAGAACCTGCTTCCGAAGGAGCAATACCACCCTCTAGTTTAGCAGCAGACTGAAGCATCGCAGCCACGAATGGTGAACATACGATGTAGTTTGCAGCAGAACGAAGAGTTGTTCTGTAGATGTCTTGTGAAGCAAAGTTAACAACAGCAACTAAGTTACTGTAAACTTCACCTACGTGACGAGGAGCAAGTCCAAGTGCCGTAGTACCGAAGTCAACGTAGAATACGTTAGAACCTTTAGCAGCAGCGGTCGGCATAGACAAACCATCCTGAGCACTACCTAAACCATATTGGTTAGGGGTGTACGCGTCGTTAGCGTTAGTACCTTGTGGTTGGTCATAGGTAAAGCTACCTTGAGCACCTGTTCCACCACCATTAGGACCTGCGCCCTGTGGTAAGCCAGAGTCACCAAAGTTGTTAGAGTTGCCACCGTTAGTGTAAGCATCCCATTCAGAGTTATTAAGACCCGGTACGATGCCGTAAGCTAAGTTACGGATAGACTCAACGATTTCACGGTCGATTTCCAAAGCAACTTCCTTAGAAAGAAGCTCAGTCAATTCACGCTCAAGGTCCAAGTTGTGGTAAGCACGAAGGTCTTGTGAAGCTTCCAACGTCCATAGGGCGCGGAACTTACGAGTACGTGCAGTCACAGATTGTTGTTCGATAGTGAAGTTAACTTCAGGAATACCAGAGCCAGCTAAACGCTCACCCGCAGACACGAAGTACTGAGGACCAGCGATGCCAGAGTTAGGGAAGTTCGCAATGCGACCTCCTGCAGTCTGAGCAGACAAGGAATTCGCTTCGGCACCACCAATACCTTCAGCTACAGCAGTGCCGAAAGTACGAGCTTTACCAGTAGCTGCATCAACAGAAGACAAGCCGGACAAAGCGAAGCCTCCAGTACCAGCAGCTGCCGCTGCGCTATCAAGAGTACCGATGTTGTTTTGAGCTTTACCCATACGACCCGCATATACCATTTGGTACTTAGAGTACACTACTTCAGACAGAGCCTGACCACCAGCGTCACGACCAGCACGGTTGTAACCTAGGTAGAAAATCTGAGATACAGGACCTTGCATAGGTTGTACGCCACAGATTTTGTT